CTTACTGAGGGCCATATGTGGTCTTAAAGGCCACCAACGTTATTGTTGCTGATATGTAATATTACATGTGAGCGGGCAATCCCTCTATTTACGACCTCCATGGAAACGTGGAGAATTCCTATTTAGAACGATGACGTTAACCCTACAACTTACCATAAACAACATGCTAAGCCTAATGAAAATTATTTCATGGGCTATAACATGGTGGTACCCGAGTGTTGAGAATTCCAGACTCATAAGTGAGTGGTGGTCTCTTAAAATACGTCTATGGTATTCAACTAGAGGATTTTTATGGACTATAAGTCACATAAAATCTATCAAGCTGCATATCACTAGATATATTTGTGGAGAACCACTGTTAACACCTCAGGGGTCTTTATCATTAAGAAAAGATGGATTACCGAAAGGTATCGATCCTTTACTTGATGTTCTGGGAACAAATGAAGGTAAAAGTTTTGTTTTAACATTACTTAATATCTCCAGATGTTTACCAGGAACTAAAGATCCTGACTTGTCAACGATTACTTCACCTTGGGAAGGTTATATACCATATCAAATGAAGGAATTTATTCCTGAATTTGTTAAGATGTATAATTTTCCTAAGTACGAAGCAAACTTTACACTTAGTGATCTGATAAACTCGAATAAATCTGGTCCTATAGGTGTAACTACTCCAACTTCTGTTTTACAGACACATGTTGTATCTGATAAAATGAAAGATGAATTAGTTAGACTAACAACAGGTTACCCAGAACCCTTGAATATTATGGGACGAATAATCCCACAAATTCCAGGAATTCTGAAACCTATTGAAAAATGGGCTGAACCATCTAAAAGATGGTTTCAGATATTATGTAAAGCTTTCCATGCAAGACGTCCAGAATTTGTAACTTACTTACGTAAGTTATCAATTGTGAATGATCCTGAAGGAAAGGCTAGAATAATATGTATCTTCGATTATTGGTCACAAATGGCTTTGAAAGGAGTTCATTCTTTTGGTTTTAATTGTTTAAAATTAATTCCACAGGATAGAACTTTCGATCAAAATCCATTTGCAATCAAGAAAGAAGGACCCTACTATAGTATAGATTTAACTGCTGCCACTGATAGATTTCCTTTAGAATTGCAAAGATTGCTTTTCCAAGAGTTATCTACAGAAGACATCAGTCGGGCATGGTCAAGCTTACTTACAGATTATGAAGTATATGTTCCGTGGGAAGATCGGACTGTAAAATACAGTGCTGGTCAACCTATGGGAGCGTATAGTTCATGGGCCATATTCGCTTTAACTCATCATCTAGTAGTACAATATTCTGCAAAAGCCATAGGTAAAACTATGCCTTTTAAAGATTATATGTTACTAGGAGATGATATAGTTATTGCAGATAAGGCAGTATCTGAAAAGTATTGTGAGATCTTGTCTGTTCTTGGAGTAGGAATCTCTACGAACAAGACGCATGCTTCACAACATACGTACGAGTTCGCAAAACGATGGATAAGCCATGGGTACGAAATAAGTGGTATTCCTTTAAGAGGATTAAATCCTCTGGTAAGAAATATCATTTATTAGTGCCAATGATTTATTCCATTGTCGAGAGAACACCTGCTCGTCAGTTCAATAACGTGCCTGGTTTACTTTATGATTTATACTTATCAATGGGAACTCCACATAAACAAGCTAAATCGTTTTCAAACCGAGCTGCTGAATTTTCAGCAGTTTGGAAATATTTGAAAACAGGAAATACAGATGAAATCATGTTTCTTATTAAGAAAAATGATACATCCTGGTTTCCTTTCCCGAACAACGGCACTGCCGATGCTAAGGAATATTTAGATTGGTTATTGGAGAGAACATTAATAAGAGAAATCATGCAAAGAAATGAAGATACGAAAGGATTCCTAATTGGTTTCCAAAATCGTATGAAAACATTCTTTGCCGAGGTCTCCGTAAACCAAGGAGAAGATTTTACAAATGATATATATCCGATAATGCCTTATCATCCTGTCTGGCAAAGCTGTCAAGCTGAGTCAGGAAGAATGAGTGAGAAATTAACGGATGTAATTAATAGAAAGGCTTGGAGAGAGTTACTAGAAATAGTGACTATCCCTGACCCTACTATATTATTACAAGATAGATCAAATGTAAAAGTTTCTCAAGGTGTAGCAAAATTTGCCAAAGATCTCTTTAAAACTGCAGCTGCAGCGTAAAAAAGATGTATGGTTTTCAGAACAATTTGATTAGCCTTCTATTGTGAAATAGTTGGGTAATTTAAGATGTTA